TGATGTGCAGCTTGGGGCCTACTCGGGATGGATTGTATTTCGCTTTCATTCGAATGAGGGGAGAGTTCGCAAGTTTCGACTCTTCTACCATCACGGAAGTGGAGGCGGAGGGCCAGTCACAAAGGGTGTCATCCAAACAAACCGAAGGGCTGTCTATCTCCCAGACGCTAACATCATCGTCACAGGCCACATCCACGAGGCATGGAACTTGGAGACTGTGCAGGAGCGAATCAATAAGGTCAACACTCCGTATCTGTCAACCCAGCATCACGTTCAGTTGCCAACCTACAAAGAGGAATACCTTGACGGCGTAGGCTGGCACGTTGAGCGCGGAGCTCCGCCAAAGCCACTCGGAGGGTATTGGTTGAGGTTTTACTTTTCCACTCGGGACGATGTGACGTTTGAGGTGATTAGGGCTCAATAAAAAAGCCCCGGCTGATGGGCCGAGGCTCTGAGAGAAGATTGGGGTGCTTGCTTAAATTATACGCTCGCTATAAGACCAAATCTGATCACCTACTTTGTACCAAATTTCATAACTCTCAGTTGCGTCTTTTTCTGAATCGAGATATTCAAAAACCTCATTAGCTTCATCTTCGTCTTCTGTAAAATAGGCGCAACCGTAATTGTATTTTTCACACGATGCTACGAGTGAACGGATAACGAAAAAATCAAAAACTGTCTGCTTTAACTTTCCTGCTAATTTTTCTGCGTTCATGGCTTGAATGATTTAGGTGTTGTGGCGTTATTGCCGTTGTGATAGTACAAATGTAATACGCTGTATAACAATACGCAAGTTTTTTGTGAATTATTTTTGAAAATTACCCTTTTTGGGGTAGAAAAAAGCCCCGACCTGGTCAGGGTCGGAGCCGATTCATTCAACTAAATCACAACGAGAATTATCTTGGGTCAAGTACGAATAGCTTGTATTTCTCAATGACGCGAACCAACTTTCTCCAATAGTGGGGATCACCTGCGTATCCTGCTTGAGAAAGCGCCTGAGCGGCTTTTGTGTAATTGTCTGCCTCTCGGACAGATTTATATCTATCTGCGCTTAGAACGAGGCTATGGGCGCGCCATCCGGCCCAGTCTGTCTTGAAGCTCGTAAAGGCGCATCGGTCAGGGCAATCGTCACTTGCATAGATGATACCTTTGATTTCTCCGGCCATGTCACCATCCCAGCTCCGGTGTTTCAAACCGAAGTGGTTCTTTCCTTCCTGCGCCAATCGCGAGGATCCGGCACCGGACTCAAGGATGGCTTGCCCGAGTTTGATGGATGGAAGAATGCCGTAAGCTTCTGCCTCGTCAAGTGCAAGGCGCGTAAACCTCCTAAGATAGTTTTTAACGGCCTCGTCCTCCATAGAAGGTATTTCGGTCGGGTGAGGGGGATTGGTGCGCTCAGAAGGCTCCGTATGTAGCCAAAGGGTGTCGAATTGGTAAACGGTGTCGGTGACCACAACTTGCTCAATGTATGACCCCGGTTGAGCCGTTACAAATCGCGCCACAATGCCGAGGGCGCAAATTGCCAGAATCAAATTTATTGCTTTAGAAATCATAAGTTAAAGATTTATTAGTGAATTAATTTCTTTGATTATCTCCTCCTCAGAATTCTCTGAGGTAAAGTATATCTGATCAGAGTTGGCCGGCCGGTCAAGCTCGAACCATTCTTTTTTTGACCCAGTAATTTGATCCGCGTCAGCAATTACTACGCTAAGGTAGTAGTCAGCCTCAACTTCAAACTTTTCGATGTTCGATGCATTCTCGCTATGATCCGCAATACGGAGTTGAATCTTGCGGCCGTTTGCGTTCAAGATCCTATACTTCCGAACGTCAAAATGAGCGCTCACTTTTTCGAGAAGCTCATCACTTTTTATGTTGGCGTAATAAACGCCAAACTCTTTCTCCTCTGTCACCATCTCAGGCTCATCGCCTACGATGGTGTAAAATTCAGAATCTGACCAGCAATCATCTACTGGAAAATCCAACAAAAAGTCTTCGATTAAATCTCCTTCTTGCAGATTGGGGCTGACTGTATAAACATCGCGCCTCCAAACAATCTTTATATTAATCCCCTCAACCCCGTAATCTTCGGGGTTGAAAGAATCAAAAGTTATCTGAGCATCTTCACGGCTTTCGCCTTCATACAACTCTTCAACAACCCTACGGTCATCGAACACGAGGATTTCATGCCCTACTTCCACCTTGTAAATTTCGCTTGTAACTTCCATGACTTCTTTGTTTCTGTCTTACAAATGTAATACAAAGTAAAACACCATGCAAGTGTTTTTGTAAAAAAATTGAGAAATTACCCTATTTAGGGTATTTTTTGCACGGTTATCACTTTTTTCTTGTGGTTTGTATTACTTTGTTTTACCTTTGAGCCATTACTTAACCAAACTAATTTCAATGAGGGATAAGAAAGAAATGATTTGTTTGAGGGTATCACCTACCCTTAAAAGAATCTTGGAGCAAGATGCGGACAGGCGATTCCGCGAGCTTCAAATTAAGTCTAAAGCGGATAGTTATACGCTGAGTGAGCACATCCGCTATCTTGTAATCCGAGGCATCGAAGCCTCTAAAATTAAAAACCATGAGTATTGAAAAGAAAACGCGAACTACTAAAAACTTTTTCGTGATCGACTACTACCGCAGCGGAGTAATAGTTGATCACGAATATCTGCGGCCTTTTGAAGTTGCCGAACGAATCAACGAAAAAGCCGAACCAAAAGTGTTCTTTGAACATATCGGTTTCTTAAACGACGGGACAGCCATCTTTAATGAGTGGGGAGATCCAAAGACTTACCACACATTGAGCGAACTTGGAGAAACTTATCACGATTTACTTACACATTAAAAATTCTTAAACCATGGATGCAAAGCAAAAGGCCAGCCAAGCGCTGGCGAAGGCCACAAAAAAGGGGACGTTGGCCGGTCTCAAGCAGACCGATGTACAGTCGGTTCTCGAAAGCCTCAAGCCTCAGATTGCTCAAGCCCTACCGAAGCACCTGAGCGCTGATCGCATGATTCAGATGGCTACCCAGGTCATCGTGAAGAATCCGAAAGTCGCGGAGTGTTCAGCCGCCAGTCTCATCGGTGCAGTCATGCAGGCCTCAATCCTTGGCTTCAAGCCATCGGACAGCCTCGGTCAGGTGTACTTCGTACCATACGGCAAGTCAGTTCAGTTCCAAATCGGCTACAAGGGATACATAGACCTTGCCCGTCGGTCTGGTCAGATTAAAACGCTGTATGCGTACGGCGTGTATGCTAACGATGAGTTCGACTACGAGCTCGGCCTTGAGCCCAAGCTCACACACAAACCAGCTCCAACCGATCGGGGCGAGCTTACCGGAGTTTACGCAGTAGCCCACTACAAAGATGGGGGATTCAACTTTGTGGTTCTTAGCCGCGAAGAGGTCGAACGCCTCCGCCTTCGCAACGCCTTTCAGAAATCCAAGCCATCCGGGGCATGGGCCACAGACTATGAGGCGATGGCCTGCGCGAAGGCAATAAAGCAACTCAGTAAGTACATGCCCCTCAGCGAGGAAATGCAGAGCGCATTTGTCTCAGACGATGGTATCATTCAGCCCGACAACTTCAGCAATGACCAGACAGGCAACTTGGATGCAGATGGAATCTACCCAGAGGCTGACGATGTTGACGTGGAGGTTGTGACTGAGGAAGTTGACGAGGAGACAGGTGAGCTCTTCTCAAATGATCAACAATGATTGGGCGCTTTTACGAAGGACAGGCAGTAAGTTTTTACTTACGCAATGCTGGCTGGGTTCATGCCATAATTCTTGATATACTTGACGATGATTTCGCGTACATCCAATTTAATCATCCGCTAAAGGATAACATAGAGCTAAAGAAGGTCATTGAAATGACTCGCTTGAGCGCAGGATGGACAACACTTCTGTAACCATTAAATCTAAAAATCATGAAACAAACATTCGAAACTATTGACCAACACATGGAAGCCCGGAAGGGCTCCATTGGGTCATCCGAGATCAGCACGATTCTCGGACTTAACAAGTATCAGACTCCCCGAGACTTGTGGCTACTTAAGACAGGCCGCACCGAACCCTTCGAGGGTAACGAGTTTACGCGAGCTGGGCATCTTCTTGAGCCAATCATTGCCCAAATGTTCGAAGAGGAAACAGGCTGGCCAATCGAGCCGGGCAGCGATGAGATGTCTGTGCAGTTCCACTCTGAGAAGCACTATTACTCCGCGAGTCCCGACCGCTTTTACTTGGTCGATGGAGAGCGTCGGATTCTTGAATGCAAGAGTACCCAGATGGAAGTTGACCCGGATGAGTTGCCGCTGACCTGGTTCTCTCAGCTTCAATGGCAGTTGGGGATCTGTGGAGTCAAAAAGGGCGCGGTGGCTTGGTTAACCAGAGGTGTCTTTTTTGGTTACCTTGAGATTGACTTCAATGAGGAATATTTCTTGTACATGGCTGAACAGGCTGACAACTTCTGGCTGAATCATGTACTTACCGACCAGGAGCCGCCTTTGGTTAATGTGGCCGATGTGCTTTCAAAACATCCGACTCACAAAGATGGTAAATCAATGCTGGCAACTCAGGAGGTGATGGACGTGGTCGAAGAGCTTCAAGATATTGCCGCCGAAGAAAAGGCCCTCAAATCTCGCAAGGAAGAACTCAAGGCGCAGATTCAGATGACCATGCGCGACTGTGAGGCGGTCTTGTATGATGGGAAGCCTGTAATTACTTGGAAGGCTGCAAGAGCTTCGCAGAAGTTCGACGCGAAGCGATTCAAGACCGAGAATCAAGATTTATACAACGATTATCTCACCGAGGTTGCTGGCTCACGTCGGTTCCTCATAAAGTAAAGACTATGAAAGATTATAATCAATTTATAAATTCTAAGAAAAGGATTCAGATAGATACTGGATTTGAGGTAAATGAATTGAATGACAATTTATTTGATTGGCAAAAGTATGCTGTAAAAATAGCGCTTAAGAAAGGTAGATTTGCTCTTTTCATGGATTGCGGACTTGGAAAGACTTTCATGCAGCTTGAATGGGCATATCATGTTTCAAGACATACTCAATCGAAGGTTTTAATATTGGCACCTTTGTCAGTTGTGCAGCAGACTAAATCAGAGGCTAATAAGTTTGGTGTTGATTTGTCAAATATTGATGTTGTGAATTTCGACCAATTAAAGAATTGCGACTTAACACAATATAAAGGAGTTGTATTAGATGAATCAAGTATATTGAAGGGTAATGGCAAAATGGCATCTCTTATTATAGATTCATTTAGGAACTACAAATATAAGCTTGCATGTACCGCAACACCATCGCCAAATGACCACATGGAACTTGGCCAGCATAGTGAGTTTTTGGGAACAATGACATACGCTGAAATGCTTGCGATGTTCTTTGTTCATGATGGTGGTGAGACACAGAAATGGAGGCTTAGGAAACATGCAAAGGATGACTTCTGGAAATACATTTGCACATTTTCTATGTCACTTGATAATCCAAAAAGAATTGATGAATCTCAATGTGGTTATGATTTACCTAAAATAAACTACATTGAACATATTATTCCAGTCCAAAATAATACCGGCTCCTTATTTGCTGATGTTGCCGTATCTGCTACTGATCTACATAAAGACCTAAATAGGTCTATGAATGAAAGAGTGGAAAGAACTGCCAACCTTGTAAATTCTTCAGATAAACAGTGGATCATATGGACACTAAGAAATACTGAATCGGAACTTCTTGCAAAAAAGATAAATGATTCAGTTAACGTAAAAGGTAGCGACACTCCAGAATTTAAGGCGGATAAATTGAATGGATTTGCCAAAGGAGAATTTAAGGTTTTAATCACAAAGACAAGTATTGCCAGCTTTGGAATGAATTTCCAAAATTGTCACAACATGGTATTTTGCTCCTATGACTTTAAGTTTGAGCAGTTTTATCAAGCCGTAAGGCGCTCATACAGATTTGGCCAATCAGAGAATGTAAATGTACATATAATGATTCCAGAGAGCCAAAAAAATGTAAGGCAATCAATTTTACAAAAACAAAAAAATCACAAAGAAATGATTGAAGAAATGAGTAAGTATTCATCTCAGGCAGACTACACTTCTCTTGATAAGTTTAAGGCGAAGATTGAATCTGATACTGTGAAGTCAGATAAGTATTTATTGATGAATGGGGATTGTGTAGAAAGGTCAGCTGAGATTGAGGATAATTCAGTCGATTTGATTGTGTTCAGCCCTCCATTTGCAGAGCTGTATGTGTATTCTGACAATCCAAAAGATATGGGTAATGTCTCAAATTATGAGATGTTTAAGACTCATTTCTCATACTTAATTCCGCAATTAAAAAGAATACTGAAGCCTGGAAGAATATGCGCAGTTCATTGCATGGATTTGCCTTTGCGTAAAAGCTTGGATGGAGTTATTGGGCTAAGAGACTTCTCTGGAATTATCCAGAATATGTTCTCAGTCGAGGGCTTTATTTACCATTCAAGAGTTACAATTTGGAAGAATCCAGTAACTCAGATGCAAAGAACCAAATCATTAGGGCTTTTACACAAGACCATTAAGAAGGATTCATCAATGTCATGTGTTGGCATTCCGGATTATGTACTTTTCTTTAGGAATGAGGGTGAAAATAAAGTACCAATTACTCATCAGGATACAGATCCATCTAAGCCAGACTATTTGCCAGTTGATGTTTGGCAGCATTACGCAAGTCCAGTCTGGATGGACGTAAATTATAGCAGAACTTTGCAATACAGGTCTGCAAAGGATAATAATGATGAAAAGCACATTTGCCCTCTTCAACTTGATACTATCGAAAGGATAATACACTTGTATAGCAATGAGGGTGAAACAGTATTCAGTCCTTTTGGTGGTATTGGTTCAGAAGGATATCAGGCACTTAAGATGAATAGAAAGTCAATCAGTATTGAGTTGAAGGAAAGCTACTTTAATCTTAATGTGAAGAATCACAAGTTCGCTATTGAATCAGAATTACAAACTAAACTTTTCTAAATTTAACAACTATGTCACAAGACACATTCCACACCAAAATCAATTGCTACACAAGCAAAAGAATAGGAAAAGACGGGCGCACCTGG